CCATAGTCAATGCGCTGCGTGGTGGCGGTTTAGTGTCGCCCGGCATTCAAGGCGGTAGGGGCGCTACGCTTGCAAACGCTGGATTACGGACGGCTGGCGGCGCTACTACCGGCGCTACTGCTGCTGGTTTGGTCAATCCTGAAGAAGCTGACACTGGTGCAATTTTTGGCGCTGCATTGCCTGCGGCTGTTCGTGGTGCTGGAATGGCTGGGCAGGCAATAGGTTCTGCAATTCGTCCAGATGTTAATAATCCGTTAGTAAAAAAAGCATTAACCGCCGGCGCCCCACTTGGTATTGCTGATTTATCTGAAAATGCAATGGTCAAAGGAATACGATCATTTTTAGCTGACCTTCCAATAATCGGACGACCTGCAAACGCGGCTGCAAAAGCAAAACAAGAATGGTTTAATCGTCAGGTAGGGAAATCTTTTGGCGCTGAGTTTGACAAACTAACACCAGACGTAATGGACGACGCGAGTAAGAGGTTGGGCGCTGAGTTTAATCGTCTGTGGGGGAATAATAAACTCGTACTAGATTCAAATCTAGCTGATGACATTGCAAAAATACAACAAGAAGCTGCTGAAAATCTTGACCCGGAACAAATAACAAAAATTGACAAGATAATCGGAAACTTGCTACGAAGGCAAGAAAACGGAGCAATCCCCGGTAATTTTGCAAACAACTGGCAATCTCGATTAAGAATCGTCGCTGAAGGAGAAAAAGGGTTTCATCAAAAGTTATTAAGCGATCTTAGAAAATCAGTGCTATCCGCATTTGGTCGGGGACTAACGCCGGAGGATGCTGCCGCGCTGACTATGAACAAACAGCAATACCGAGCATTCAAAACGGTAGAACCTTTGCTGGCTAAAGGTGAGGTCGGAGTTGCTGGTAGAGAAATGGGCGATGTTCCTGCCGCTTTGTTGCCTAATGCTGTATTCCAGCAATACGGAAGGGGAGCAAGCAATACTCCACTAGGCGAAGCGGCGCAAATGGGGTCTAGGTTTGTTGCTGATCGTGTCGCGCAAACAGGCGGCAGTCCGCGAGCTTTTGCTCAAAATACTTTAGGTAGCGCTTTTGCTGTTGGCTCTTATTTTGACCCAAGAATATTAGCAACGGCTCCTGCTGCTTATGGTGTAAGTTCAGCATTAAATAGCCCGGCTCTGGCTAGAAGATTAGCATCTCAAGCAAGCCCACAAAATCAAGCTTTGATTAACGCTTTAAGACAATCTTTGCCAACTGCTGTCCCTGTTTTAAGTACCCAATAAAGGAAAAAAATGTCACGTAACGGAAGCGGAGTATACAGTCTACCAGTGAATAGCTGGAACCCTGCTATCAACGGGGTTTCCGCTACTGCGGCAGACTGGCAAAACCTGGCTAATGACATAGCGGCAGCGCTTACGCAGTCGCTTTCGTCTGACGGCCAAACGCCGGCCACCGGGAACCTGCCTATGACCGGAAACAAGCTGACCGGGCTTGGTGCCGGGTCTGCCACTGGCGATTCTGTACGCTGGGAACAATTATTCAGCCAAGGAACGCCCCAAAACCTGGTAAGCGCGACCACTACGGACATAGGCGCGCAGAACTCGGTATTTCTGAACATAACCGGCACGACGACGATCACGAGCTTTGGCACGAACTACAACGGGCCTCGATATGTTCGTTTCGACGGTGCGCTTACGCTGACCCATAACGCTACTACGCTGATACTTCCCGGCGCGGCTAACATCACCACGGCAGCAGGGGATAGCGCTATTGTGGTGCCGAGCGGAAGCCCGGCTAATGGGTGGAGGGTTGCTGGTTATCAAAGGTCAGATGGTAGTCCTTTGGCTATACCTAATGGTTCTGTCACTCCAGCTAAATTATCCACTGGTGGTTTATTTTGGGATACAAGTGGCAATGTTGGCATTGGGACGATTTCACCGTCAGTCTATGGGCTTCATGTGGCAAAGCCTTCTGGACCCACTGGCCTGGTAGTTTCTAGCGGGGCGAATAACGGTGAATTTGTTCAGATCGGTACTAGTCTTTTTGTGGCAAACACCACAGCGGCTGGAGTCACTGCATTTTTCAATAACGGCGCGACACGGTTTCAAATAGCCCCTGACGGCTCTCAGTTATCCGTCATACCGGGCGGCACGGCTCTACTGCCTCAATTTGCCTGCCGCGCATGGGTGAACTTTAACGGCACTGGCACTGTTGCTATTCGCGCTTCTGGTAATGTCAGCAGCATCACGGATAATGGCACGGGCGATTATACGGTGAACTTCATCACGGCGATGCCTGATGCAAATTATATGGTGGCCGGCACTGCCCAGCGCAATGCCACTAACGATGGCGGGAACTCGCTCGCGCTAAAGCAAGGCGTAACCGCCTTGACCACATCTTCTGTTCGCGTCGGCACACTTTATGCAGGCTCTAGCAACGAAGACTGCCCGCAAGTGCATGTCGCTATCTTCCGCTAAAGGACCATAACCATGCAAGTCATAATCTACAAACAAAACAATGGTGTTTTGGCTGTTATTCGCCCCACGGTTGAAGCGCTTGAGCTGTATGGCATTGGGGCTATTGCGGCTAAAGATGTACCGGCAGGAAAGCCTTACAAAATCATCGACGCTAGTGAGTTACCTGCGGACAGGAGCGAACGAGCCTATTGGACGTGCGACGACGAAGATTTGACCGATGGTGTCGGTAGTGAATCAAATACTTTTGAAAGTAACCCATGATTGTGAAAATTGACAGGGAATTGAACCCGCCAGATGCGCCACTGTCTGTAACCATGAGACAGGCGCGCCTAGCGTTGTTGCAAACTGGTTTGCTTGAACAGGTGAATATTGCCATTCAAAACCTGCCAGGTTCTCAAGGTGAGGCAGCGCGCATAGAATGGGAATTTTCCAGCGCTGTCGAGCGTAATAGGCCGTTATTGCAATCGCTTGCCGTGGCATTAAATTTAACAGAAGCGCAGCTAGATGACCTTTTTAATTTGGCGGCAACTTTGTGAAACTGTTGTTTTGCACGAGTAATCTACCTGCTTCTGTCGCAATTCGCGTGTTGACGTGGAGCGACTGGAGCCATGTCGGAATTATTGACGGCGACGAGATTATCGAAGCAGTATGGCCTAAAGTACGGGTGTCTAAACTTGAAGAAGCAAAGAATAAATATGAAAGTTGGGTAATTGCTGAAGTCAAGACTAAAAACGATGCTGAAATAATAAAGGCAGCACGGTCTCAAGTTGGCAAACCCTATGATATTGGTGCAATTTTTGGTTTTGTGGCTAGGCGTAATTGGGAAAAAACAAATAAGTGGTTTTGTTCAGAACTTGTTGCGTGGGCTTTCTCACAAGCTAACGAACCATTGTTTAGACTTGGCACGTTTTCAAGAGTTACCCCACAACACATTTGGATGATTAGCAATAAAGAGACATTATGAACGAAATTCAACCACCACAAAAGATGACAATTCGTTATGAGGTGCCTATTACTTGGCTTATTGGCGGTTTTGGTGTTGTTGCTTCATCTTTGTTTTATGCCGGATGGCAGGCCGCCGACCTGAAAATTCAACTAGAAAGCGCGGTTCGTTTGGGCAAGGAAGTGATGCAAAAACAAGACGCCATGACTAAAGATTTGATGGAACTGAAGGTTAAAGACCAGCTTTTTGATGCTAAGATCAGCCAGATTGAGCAACGACTAAACAAAGCAGACAAATGACATACTTAATAGCGTTTTTTGTAATGGCAAACGGCACGATGACCCAGCCCATCACTACGGTTCACGGTTCGCAGCAAACGTGCGAACTGGCAAAAGCTAAATTGCTGAAAGATATGCCCAAAGAATACCGTTTGGTTGCTTCTTGCATAGACAGATGATTGTCACGCTAAAGCGCGGAAACAGTACAGACCAAGGCACGTTTGGCAGGTTATATTTCGGTGGAAACGTACTGCACACGGTCGAATTGCCGTGGCGCGACAATGCACGCCGAGTGAGTTGCATACCGACCGGGACGTATCAGTGCGCTTTGGTGAATAGCCCAAGATTCGGGAAAGTTTATGGGGTTCAGAACGTGCCTGGGCGTAGTCACATACTTATACACGCATCTAACCTTGCAGGGGATGTGTATAATGGGTGGATAACTCAGCTTCACGGATGTATTGCGCCAGCCGAAAGACTTGGCTCGATTAAGATACCCAGCGGTAAAATGCAGGCTGCCGGGCTTGTTTCACGCCCTGCGCTTAGAAAACTAATGAATTGGGCTGATGGAAAGCCGTTTAATTTGGAGGTGATATGTTAAGCGCGATTTTAGCGATTCTTGGTTCAAGCACGGTCGGCAGTTTGATTGGCGGCATTTTTGCGTTTCTGAACAAAAAAGCTGATATTGAGATCAGACGGCTTGACCATGCCCACGAGCTAGAACTGAGGAAAGAAGATCGAGAGCTTGCCAAGATCGAAGCGGAAGGGCGGCTGCAAGTTGCCGTTGCGGAATCTGAGGGTGAGATAGAATCATCCCGGATGACAGCAATCGGACAAGCCCATGCAGCCGATAATCTGGGCGCAGAGGAAATAAAAAGCGCTGGTGGTTGGGCGTGGTTGTTGATACTGACAGACGCATTCAGGCGCTTGATACGCCCTGTGCTGACGCTGTTGCTTGTTAGCATGGCTTTGTACCTAAACTGGCTACTTGTCGAGCGCCTCGGCACCGGCTGGGACGCTTTGAGTACAGAACAGAAATACGATGCGGCCATGCAAGCCTTCGCCTGGATAACCGGGCAGGCTTCGGCGGTGCTTGGCTACTGGTTCGTAAGCCGAGGTCAGTCAAAATAATCTCTCCTGTGGTAACTTAACCCGGCCTTTGTGCCGGGTTTTTTTTCGCTTGCATTCTGTTTTAATGTGTGTATAATTATGTTCATAGACAGGAGATTGAAATGAAATTTACGCATAACAGCATAGCTGACGTACAGACTACAGTAGGCGGCATTCCCTGCATTGCTGCCGTGCTTGATTATGATATGAGCGACGATGACGAAGGCACATTGTGCGGCCGCATGAATTGGGTTATTTGTGACCGTAAAGGTTACAAAGCAAACTGGCTTGAAAAAAAATTGACTGTTAAAGAAGAAAGCCGTATCAACAATGAAGTAATTAACTTTATGGAGCGATTAGCATGAATAGCATATTTAAATACGCAGTAATTTTCAAAGATGAACGCATAGAAATTGCCGGATTCGGCAATTACAGCATAGAAACACTGGTTTCGGTAATTTTAGAGGGCAATGCTGGCACAAGTTACCCGTATTTAACTGACTGCCTGCGCGAAAAATTGGAAGAGTTGAGGGTGAAATGATTGAATTCGGAAAATTCAAAGGTAAAACAATAGAAGAGGTGATAGAAATAGAACCTTCATATATTGTTTGGTTGCACGGCAAAAATCTAATTGAGATTGATGATGAGACGCTACGCAAAGCAAAAAACGCACAACGTGATTACTATTTAGAAAGCATAGCATTTTCGTGCCGTCACGAAAATGGTGGCGATAGAGATTAAGGAGAATGAAATGATAGGACGCATTGTAATGGAGTGCATAACCTGGGGGCTGGCCGGAGTAAGTTTTGCGGCTTTGCTAATTCTTTCTTTCGGCCTGACTTATGAGCAAGTGCAGGCTATTTTTAACGCATTGGGGGCATAAATGACTAAAGACGACATTTTGAAAAGGTACAGTAAATACAAAACAGCAAGACGCATTGGGGACATAAATGACTAAAGAAGACATTATTCGCATAGCGCAAGAAGCCGGAGCCATGACGGGAACCGGGTCAATACAGTTTAGGCTTGACGGCTCGCTTGAACGCTTCGCTGAATTACACAAAGGGTTATTCTTTGATGCAGTATATGAAGCATGGCATTCAGCAGGTATGGACTTGCTTGGGGGTGACTGGAATACATTTGCCTCAACACTAGAAGCCATACTAGCAAGGGGGAAGAAATGACTAGCACAATTAAACCTCTTACATACGGCGAATGCAGTGACTGTGAAATGTATATACAGGAAGTAGATAACCCCGACATTCAGGTGGCTTATGTATTGAATTACGGCGATTTTAATAAAACCTTGGCGCTTGCTCAATTATTTGCCGCTGCGCCTGATTTGCTTGGAGCGTTAGAAGAATTGTTAGCCATGTGCCAACGTCAAGAAAACTTTAACGACGACGGCGACGGTTGCATGTTTGAGCGCGCCAGTGCCGCTATTGCAAAAGCAAGGGGTAAGAAATGACTGACATCAAAGAGTTTTTCAAACTGTACTTTCCAGCATCAAAATTTAGACGAGCCCGGCAAAACGCCATTGCTTTTTTTGCGCCCGACGGCGACCAGGCTGAACTCGACGCGCTGCAAGCCACCATAGACGACCTAGAAAGACAGCGGAGGATTATTTCGCAACAGCTAACAATTGTGCGTTGGGAGCTACACCGAAAAAAATATATTAAGGGGCAGGTTGATTTAATAGATTAAGTGTGTATAATTATAGTTTTACAAGGAGAAATGAAATGTTTAGTAATAAAGAAATAGCTGAATTAAAAAAACGGTTAGATGCACTAGAAAGTAACGTATCTATATATCCGACAAAAGGTTACTACTTAATGTCTCAACCAATACCAATAAATCAAGTAATAGATGCAATAGTAAACCATTTGGAACTGGATATTCTAGCCATACAGCCTACATATAAAAAAGTTGAGTTAAAACCAAAACAGGTTCCGCCTACCATTTCTAAAGGCGTTCTGTAAATGAGCCAACAAGAATTTTTAGAAACAGTGATGAAAGAACGGGAGTATTTAGACATGAAAGCATCAGCCGCATTTGTACGCGCCCAGGCAGGATTCGGCGCAGCACTGAAAACCAGCACAAACCCGCATTTTCGCAGCCGTTACGCTGATTTGAGCGCCTGCGTCGAGGCTGTAATCGACAGCTTACACAAAAACGGCTTCGCTTTGATGCAAAAAACGCACGAGTGCGAATCTGGTGTGGCTGTGGAAACAATACTAATGCACGAAAGTGGTGAGCAGATCAGCGGCGGGATTTTGCGCGTACCAGCAAGCAAGCAAGACCCGCAGGGGTACGGCTCGGCTTTAACGTATGCGCGACGTTATAGTTTGATGGCAGTGTGTGGCATTGCGCCAGAAGATGACGATGGCAACGCTGCAAGCAAACTGACACCCGCTGAATTTCCATACAAAAACGGGCGCTTGCGAATACCCGCTAACGTAGGAGGTCAGGACTATTTTGACAAGTGTGACGAACAAGAACGCGCCCTTATTCTGGACTTTGCGATGAAAATTGAAGGCGCTGAAACCGACCAGGCAACATTCGACGCATACACAAAAGCCAAGCAAATGCTAGACACCGAACAACAAACGGCGCTATGGTCAAAAGTAAGAAGTCAAAAACGAACGGCCATTAAAAAGATTGGCGAAGCTAAGAATGCAGACAAAAATACATGGACTGATGTTGCACAGTGCGACGGCAAAGATGCGGGAAGTAAATAAATGATGTTTCGTTTAGTCCACCAGGCTGCACGAGAAAACGCCATCCAAGCTATCAGGCAAGCGCCTGATGGTTGGGTGGTGAAAGTGACAGAACCGACCCGCAACCTTGAGCAAAACGCGCTTTTACACGCTGAATTGCAGGAGCTGGCAGCAAATAAAAAATGGTGCAACATGACGCTGGAGGTAGAGCAATGGAAGCGACTACTTACAGCGGCATGGATGCGTGCTACTCAACAAGGCGGCGTTTTGTATGTTCAAGCCGTGGACGGTCAGGGCATGGATGTTTTGTATCAGCGTACTAGCACTCTGAGCAAGTCGCAAATGACAGATTTGATTGAATACATAAAAGCATGGAAGGCTGAAAATGTACCGCAACAAGAAACTACTTGAGGCTTGCCGTGAGATGCCATGCCAGCACTGCGGTGCGGAAGATGGCACGGTAGTGGCGGCACACTCGAACCAACTCAGAGACGGCAAAGGAAAGGGAATAAAAGCACATGATTACAGGGTAGCGGCTTTGTGTTTCAGGTGTCATGCTGATATTGACCAGGGCAGCATATTAAACAAAACAGAGCGCATAGAGATTTGGGAAGAAGCACACCGAAAGACGATAGCTCAACTTTTTGAACGTGAACTGATAAAGGTGATTTAATGTACACGCACACTGGAACACTACAACGCCTGAACGTTGCTAAAACAGTAAATATACGTCAAGCAGGAAAACTATGGATTGACGAGCAGGGAAGGAAATACTTAAAAGAAAACGGCAAAAGACCGTTAGACAGTTCAAATGGCATCAGGCTTCTTATTGAAACGATAAAGGAAAAGTGAAATGAAAAAGCTACTAGCCGCCCTACTGTTTGCCGCCTCTACTGCAAGCGCACAAGTGACAGGAAACACACTGCTGGACAACATTGAAAGCAGTGAACATACGCTCAAAATGCATGCCTTAGGATACATAACGGGCATTTTCCAGCTTATGCGAGGAACCGCCCACTGTTCACCCGATGGAGTTACTTTCGGACAAGCGCGTGATGTTGTGCATAACTACCTAAAAACAGACCCAAAATATCGACACTTAGACGGATATGTCATAGTTATAGCAGTGTTTGGCGCTACATGGCCGTGCAAAGGTCAAATATGACATTACCTTATGACATGGCAAGATGCGAGGCTAAAAAGTGCGAACAGCGTAATAAATGCTTGCGGTTCACTTCACCTTGGCGACCTGGGTATCAATTAGTGCGCGACTTTGAAGCGTTTTTAATTCCCGACAAAGGCTGTGATTCTTTTATAGGAGATGAAAATGAGAGCAAGAAAGACAGACCCGGCAACAAGTAAGCTGGCTGGCGAGAATGCGGCAAACTTTGCGCCTCGTCATTATCGAGCTATTTTGCTGGCATTAGCCGACATGAAAAACAAAACGGCTGACGAAATAGCAGATTATTGCTGGTTAGACAAGTACCAGATAAGCAGACGACTGCCAGAGATGACAAAACTTGTCAGAGTTACGACTGAGACAAGACTGAGCAAAAAAGGACGACCGTCACGAGTGTGGGCGATTACCAAAGCAGGTATTGAGTTTTTGAAAAAGTCGTATAAAATCTAATTGCGCCGTGGAAAGCGTAAATGGAGCATTGATACAGTTCTCTTTGGGGACGGTCTCGATGCCGCCTCAATGACTCCACCGAGTCGAATGCTCCCGGTAATTTCCACACGGGATCGTCCACCAAAGAGGATTGTATGCATTACTTCAAAAGAAACATCGGGGATTACCACAAAAAAGCTGGAAGGCTTTCCATGCTTGAGCACGGAGCGTACACGCTTCTGATGGATGCGTGCTATGACCGTGAACAATTCCCGACAATCGAACAGGCTTATGACTGGTGTTGGGCTAGAACTGACCAAGAAAAAGAGGCAGTCCGGTTTGTTTTAGAAAAATTCTTTACAGAAAACAACGGGGTATATTTTCAGTCAAGAATTCAGGATGAAATTGATAAATATCACGAAAATTCAAGCACTAACGCAAGAATAGCAAAAGAGCGCGAAGAAAAAAGACGCACGAACCGTGAACGAACCGTGAACGAACAAGACACGAACCTCCACCTAACCACTAACCATAAACCAATAACCAATATAAAAGATAAAGATACTACGTATCTTAGTGATCGCTCACGCGATGCACCTTTAAGATGCCCTGTTGAAAAGTTAGTTGATCTGTACCACAAAGCGCTGCCAACGTGCCCACAAGTGGCGGTAATGACAAAAACCCGACAGGCTTATGCTGCAAGCCGATGGCGGGAAGTCTGCCAGGCTGATAGTTGGGAAACGGAAAGCGAAGGTCTTGAGTTTTTTGAATCGTATTTTTTGAAAGTGGCTGAATCCAAGTTTTTGATTGGTAGCGCGGATGGCAGGAATGGGAAAGTGCCGTTCCGGGCTGATTTTGAATGGCTAATGAGGCCGAATAACTTTGCCAAAGTTTTAGAAGGGAAATATCACAGATGAAAAAGTTTAAGGAATTGACCGTTAAAAAAGAACAGGACGAGCCAAAGTCAACCGGATGCAACGCACACAATTGCGATGCCCCGGCAGGAAATAGCATTGACGGCCAGCATTGGTACTGTAATTGCCACTTTGGACGCGCACCATACGCAAGCATGGTTATAACGCGCTGGATGCAAGAAGATGGCAAGGATATAGTGGAGCTATCGGCAGACATTAGAAAAGCAATGGTGGGGCGTATAGACTTTCC